TATAGTTTACTATTCTTTAACTTAGATTGTACATCATTTCGATAAGCGTCATCTTTCTTATATTTGTCATCAGCCATTGCTCTAGTAACTTCAGCCCATGACCGATAGCTACCACCAGTGGATGATGTAGTTTTGACGCCTTTATTTAGAGTAGGTTCATCACCAGTTGATGTTTTATATCTAGCATTAAGACCTTGAACAGCCAATTTAACAGCTTCAATATCTTTGCCATTTACAGTAGTATTATATGATTTCAGTTCAGCTTCATTTAAATTATCTGAAGCCCATTGAACCATTTCAGCATAAGCTTCCACTCCCCCAACTTCACTTTTAATTGCATTTGAAGTTTGGGTAGCAATAGCTTGCTGTCCTCTAATAAAAGCATCTACATAATCTTTAGGAATGCCTGCCTTTTCTAAAGCTGTATAAGATTTATCTTCTAATGCACCTTTTTCAGCATATTCCTGTGATAAAGATTCCATATTAAGTCCAGCTTTTTGAACTGCTTTATCAGCAGCTTCTTCATTTATAGTTAAATCACCCTCTTTTTCTGTGGGTTTAGGAGTCTCTTCTTTTGGTTGCCCAACTTTAGACTCTAATTCACCATAAGCTTTCGCCATAGCTTCAGGCGTATCAAACTTTTCAGGAAGCCACTCTGGGCGTTCATCATTTTGCCCATCTTTTTTAAGCGTTGCTCCTTTTGGAGTTTGTTCTTCTTTAGGAGCTTCTGCTCCTGTTTCGTCAGATTGAATATCAATTTTTTCAACCATAATTTATAGTTCCTTTTTTAGTTTATTTCTCATCTTCGTCTTCAGTATCAGTATAGTCAGAATCATCCCAAGAATCAGCTTCATCATCTTCAGGAATTTCCATAGCACTCATAAGTTTATCTAGTTTGTCTTCTATTCTTTTCAGGATATTATCTTCATCGTACATAGTCATATTATTCTCCTTGTTGTTTTTGTGGTTCTTGAGGGTTACTCATCCCAGCCTGTTGTTGCATCATCTCTCTAGCTCCATCAACCATACCTGGAGTAGCCTTTTGAGCAACTTGTTGAGCAGTATCTTGCATTTGTTGTTGCTGTTGCATTTGTTGCATTTGTTGTTGTTCAGCCTGTAATTGTTCTTGAGATTTTAATAATCCTTCAGTATCTATACCATGACTTGTAGCAATTCGTTCTAATAAATCAGATGGATTTAATAATTTTACTACTTCAGGATTAATTTGAGCTAGTTGTCCTAACTCTGCAACAAATTCTCTTAATTTTTGTAAATCATTTCCACGCCCTAAAGCTTCAACGCCAGTAATAATTGTTGGGCTAACTGTTCCTTTAGGTAATTTTGGTATTTCATTTTTACTTCCCATGCGTTCCATTAATAAATTAACTAAAGGAAGCTGTAGTTCTAGTGACAATAAGGAATAAAGACCACCCATTGCAGTCTCTAGCTCTCTTGCCATATAGCGTATTTCTTGAGCAGTCACTCTTTCAGCTTGACGTTGAATAGCAGTGTGTAATAAGAAAGCATATTGCATTCTTTCTTCGATACGACCTATAGCTTTTTCTACAGTTTGTAAATCATAAAATTTATTTGCTTGTAATACTGCCACATCATCTGCATTACCTGTAATAATATCTCCATTACTAGCTGTTGCTATATCTCTTTTCTTTGTACTAGAGTTAGGTTTAACCAAGAAAACCATTTTAGCACTAGCAGCAGAACTCTCTACTAAAGCTTGAGATAATCCTTCAAGAGACTTCAAATCACCAATATACTCTTCTACATATGACCTTCCGTATGATTCTCCGTCTACACGCACCATACGCAAAGGCATAAAAGGAAGTTTATCTACTGGGTATGTACCGACAGAAGATGGGATTTTTATTCCTTTTACTTCTTGGCAAATATAAAATTTATCATTAGGCAGTCTATAAATATGTGTATATAAATCACAATCATTATCTGATTGAACATCTTCTTTGGACATTATCCCAAGAACTTGCTCTTGTATTTCTTTTTCTAAAGAAAGAATAGAAATGCATTCTTTTATCACAATTTCTAGAGGATTCCCTTCTCCATCACGAACACAAACATATTGATTAAGACCATAGACACGCATTGTACCATCTTTAGGAAGATAACAAAGTACATTACCACCTACAATAAGATGTTTAATTGCTTCAAATACAGGAACTCTAAGAGCTAAAGATTCAATCTTAGACATTACTGACCGTTCAATTTTTGATAAAGCTTTTTCTAAGGCAGTTTTAAATTGGGGTTGTTCGTCTACTTGTTGTTTAGCTTTTCCTTCCACAAGTAATCTAAAGAAAGGTTGATTGGGGGGTAGTAATAAAAGTAAAAGCTTAGATGCAAGATTATTCACACCCCTGCTTCCTATAGATTGGAAGGGGCTGTAGAAATCACTAGATTCAGTATGATAATTTTCAGGAATAAGAGTTGGTATAGTCAGTTCAGCACACTCACGCCCCCTTGAAAGATAGTGTTCTCTGTTTTCTTCTAATTTATTGTATCGGCTTTCAGCAGTATCGTTTATCACTTCAGATGCATCGTATTTTTCTTGCATTCTTTACTCACTATATATTAAGACCAGTTCCACCACCAGTATATGGGATGTTTAAGTCTGTCTGTAAAGCTGAAGTACCACCTGCAGATTTGGCTTTTTTCTTTTTAGCTTCCTCATCAGCAGTTTCTAGCTCTATCTCAGGTTGAGTCACAGCTTCCTGTTGGACAGGAGTTGGTCTATACATTTGAGGAGCAGCTTGTTGCCTTCCACCAAAACACATTACTCTTTTCCTTTCTTTTAAAAGTTATTTTTTATCGTCAGGCATTTTACTGCCTAAGACATTTTCTTCATTGCGTTTCTTTAGATTCAAAAGCCAATTAACTACGTTACGTTGTCCTGCTTTATACCATATAATTCTTTCATGGTCTTTTAGGTCAGGGCTTCGTTCAGGGAAAGTCTTATTCAATAAATCAATAAGGTCTTCCACTGTATAAGGTAATTGTACTTCCTCTAAAGGGTTGTTTGTAGGTTTTGTCATTGTTTTCCTATTCTAATATGGGTACTTATTAAGCCCATAAGTTCCCTGTTAGGTTAGCTTTAGTGTATTCAGTAGCACGATTCTCAAAGAAATTCGTGTGTTCAACACCATTTAGTATCCAATCCAACCATTTTAAGGGGTTGGTTTTCACTTTATAATTAGGTTTTAGACCTAGTTGAAGCAGTCTTCGGTCTGCTATATGGCGAATGTATTGCTTAACTTCGGAAGGTTCAAGTCCTTCCACGCCCCCTAGTTCAAAAGCAAGGTCAATAAATTTGTCTTCTAAGGCAACCATTTTCTTACAATTTAAATATAATGTGCGTTTAAATTCATCGTTCCATATATCTTTATGTTCATCTATTAAGGTATGAAATAATTTAATCATGCTTTCGACATGATGGCTTTCATCTCTTATAGACCATGTTACTATTTGACACATACCTTTCATCTTACCAAAGCGTTGAAAGTTAAGTAACATAATAAAAGATGCAAATAATTGTAAGCCTTCTCCAAAAGCTGAGAACACAGCAAGCTCTCTAGCTATTGATTTGATACCAGTACCTTTGCTTTTGAATAGATATTCATGTTTATCTGACATAGCTTTATAATCTTGGAAAGCTTTATACTCTTCATCAGGTAATCCTATAGTATCATTAAGTAGAGAGTATGAGTGTATATGATTAGCTTCACTTGCAGCAAACGCTGACAACATCATGCGTATTTCAGGTGGTTTAAATTTTGGTATATAGTTATTAAGATAAGCTGTCGCAATATCTATATCCCCTTGTGTGAAAAATTTTAGTATCTGTATGATTAAATTCTTTTCTTTTTGTGTTAAACGACTATTCCAATCTCTAACATCTTCTGCCAATGAAACTTCAGAAGGAAGCCAGTGCATCTTCTGTTGCATATCGTAGGCTTCAAATGCCCACCCATATTCAAAAGGTTTATAATGTAATCTGCTTTCTAATAAACTCATTTACCCCTCACAGGCTAAACAGTCAGAGTCAGGTCTTACAACTCTTTCTATTTTTTTAGAAATAATTTCAGCTCTTTTGATAGCTTCTGACCTGCAGTAGTACAGTGTTTTTAAATTCTTTTTCCATGCATTTAGATGAAGCAAATGTAAATCTTTAATGTTGACATCAGAAGGCACAAATATATTTACACTTTGAGATTGGCAGATATATTTCTGTCGGTCTGATGCTAGTTCTATAATCCAGTTTTGGTCTATCTCTATTGCTGTAGCAAAAACTTCCTTTTCCCAATCAGATAATTCAGATAGCTGTGCTACAGACCCTCTATCTTTAATTATTTTCTTCCAAGTGTTCTCTGTGTTAGTCCCTTTAGACTCTAACAACGCTTCTAAATATTTATTCTTCATCATAAATGTCCCACTCATAGT